GACGCCCAATTCGTACGGCATTGTGGTTGAGGTCATGGAAAGGGCGTCCGCGATAACAACCTCCTCGTCGAGTTCTTCGAGGTTCTCGTTTACGGTGGAATCGTCCACGGTCGTTTGATTGGCTTCCTGCTGGAGGATGCTCTGCATGAGGTCGGTGAAGGTCACCACATCCGAACCAATGCATTCGATCTGATATTCCAACATCCCATTCGCGCCGGGCGCGTAGCCTACCGCCTCAATCCTTTTGATGATGAGTGATTCATTTATGCCGAAGGCAGGAAGGTTGACCGTAATCGCCTGACCGATGGCGCATCCCGGAATCAGCGTGTTGAACTTGACATCGTAGACCGGATGGCCGAATTGGAGGATTTGGGCCGTCGCGCGGGCTTGGGCTTCAGGGACGCTCGTGATCTTTGTGTCGGTGATGACGCCCTGGTATTCCCCATATGTGGCTATGCTGTCGGCATCCGAGGCATGGGCCACGATGGGGACTTTGGCGGTTCCAAACACGGCAACGGTCTGCCCGCTTCCAGGAGCGCCGGCCGTGAACTGAATCCACCGTTGCTGGTCGTTATACATCACCTGAAAATCGGCTGGATCGTCCTGGTTGGCAATTCCTACGGTTTGCGGTGTCCCATTCAGCGTCACGGTTATCGGGACTGCTTCAAAATCTGCCGCGGTGGGCGAATAGTAAGGATAGGAAATGCTGAAGAACTGCCGTATTCCGTCCGTCATAAACGTATCGACCGTGTTGTCGGCGGTAAATGTCTTTGGATAGGTGCCACCGATCACGTACACGCTGTTCTGCATGTTCGTGATGTTCAAGTCCACGTCGAGCGAGTTCCATTCGATCTCGCCGGACGTACCGTCTACCGATATAGGCGCGACGCCTCCTTCGCCCACCCCGTCGTCAACGTCACCCAAAAAGAAATGCACATCTTTATTCGGGTCGATGTACCAATCCCAGCCGATGAGGTTTGCGAGCGATTGAAGCGCTTTCGAAGGCTGCTGATAATTGAACTTTATGGAGGGAATGAGGAAGTTTCCCGTTTGGACGTGGTGCGTAGTGAAACCTTTGGCCCCGAGCGGATCGGCCTGCGAAATGATGTCGAGCACGATGTCGTGCGGGTCCATCTGTGAATAATTCTTCCTGATGAGGATTCCATTCAATAAATATCCCCAGTCTGTGCATGTTATGGCCCACGTCAGCATGAGGCCTTCTATAGTGGCCTCTGTCTCGGTGACCGTGCCTGCCCAGATGATGCCGGTCGAATCGTAAAGCTGAATAGTGTCGCCGATGACGGGAACCGTAACGGCGCCCAGGTTGGCGCTGTTCTGGCGCACATTAAACTTGAAGGTGCCAACGTCTTTCGTGATCTGCGCAACAGCGTCGATGGTTTTCCAGTCAACGCTCGAAGAAATGTCAGAACCGTTGTCAGTTACGCGGACGGGGTTCATAAAGCATAGTTGGTGACTTTAAGACCCCTTAAAATTGATTTCGCGAGCATGTTTCCGATCTGGTTCATCGTGGAACCATCTGCGGGAAAAATCCCTCCGTTGATGTTGATTACGACCTGTTGTTGCTGGCCGCCAACGCCTGCGCCCGAGGAAAGCGGTACCACCGCTTCGGGGCCCGCTTCTCCGAGCATGGCGAGCGTGGGGCCTAAGACAATTCCTCCGGCCGCGAGCATCGGAATATCGGGAATATTAAATCCGAGATTCACCGCGGGCGTGCCGATCTTCGTGCCAGGGATTGTGATCGCGGGGATGTTGATGTGAATGGAGTCGAGAGCGTTGATAAAGCCATTGATGGCGGAGATCACGGAATTGACGCCACTCTTCACGGTGTTTTCAATCGTGTTCCAGATATTCGTAATGAAGGCGCTGATGTAGTTCCAAACTTCCTCCGTATCGGTCTTAATCAGATTCCAGTTGAAATAGATGGTTGCCGCGAGGGTCGTAATAAGAGCGATAACGCCAAGGACGGGGAGGCTTATGGCACCGATTGCCACTGCGGCAGCGGCGGCAATAGGAGTCATCGTAAGCCACGCAACGCCAAGGAGTCCGACAACGAGTGCTAGCCCGGCAACCGCTATAGAGCCGATGACGATAGCATCCGTGAGTTTCGGATGCTCCGCGGCCCATGCAGTGATGTCTTGGATGATCGGTTCGAGGTCCTTGGCCATCGCGTCGAGGAGCGGCAAAAGGTCATTTCCAATAACGGTGCCCATCGCGGTCATTTGATTGCTGAATTGCGTGAGAGCCGCGCCGGGTGCTCCTGCTGCGGCCGTGGCTACTCCGCCGATGGAGTCCTGTAATGTTTTCAAAATCAGTGCATCCGCTCCGGCCGTGTCTCCGACCTTCGCCATGTTCTGGATCATCGTTACGGTGGCGGCCGGGAAGTCGATGTTGCCCTGACGAATGAGCTGGTTGAGTCCAGCCACGGGGTCGGTAAGGGCGTTCGTGAGCATCCGGGTCGCGTTGGGCAACGTACTGTCCATCTTCGTCGCGAGATCTGCGGCGAGGCTCGTCAGGCTCTCGAAAGAACCCTGCATCTGCTTATGGCTCAGAATCAGAGCTTCGGACGCGAGCACGTCCTGTTGTGAAAAAAGTGTCTGCGCTTGAACTTGCTGGGCATACGCCTGGATCTCGGAAATCGGAAGCGCCGAGCCGGTATCTTTCAAAATCTGAACGATCTGGACCGATGTCTCGTCCCATTCCTGGGCGGACGATACCGCGTCGCCTATGCCGCTTTTGATTGCAAGGAAAGCGATGCCGGCAATAGCGGCTAGACCTCCGTATGCGCCTGCTGAAGCGGTAGCCGCCGCCTCACCTGAAGCCGCGATGGTTGCGTTTGCCTCGGCGATGACTGCCGCGGCCTCTTGCGACGAGATTCCCTCCTCGACCATCAGGTTGATGATCTCTTCCGAAGATTGCTGTGCAATGTCGGCGGCCAAAGCAAAAGACTGCTCTTGGGTAAGCAGCGCGTTTGTTATTTCACCTGTCGTTTCGTTAACCTGCAAGCCGAACTCGGCGAAGCTGTCTCCTGCGGCACCGGTCGCAGTTGCTACGTCCTCAGCCAGTCCACTGACAGAATCACTGACTTCTGCAATCGTTTCCGACGCTTCATCTACAGCGGATATGAGGATTTGAAGTTCGGATTCTCCCATTTAGATTTGCAGGTATTTTTTGGTTACGCGGCGGCGGATGTGAGCTCGCCTGTCCAGTGGCAATTCTTGCAGCGGGGTGTCCCGCGCCGCAATTTTGGTACTGCCCACGACACGAGCATGATCGGAATGAAAAAAAGATCAAGAATCAGGGTGGGTACAATAAAGAGAAAACCAATGAGAAAGACGCACAACACTACAGTGAGCGCGTTCGTGATCACAAAGGCCATTGTCACCGCCGCCGCGAAGCTCACGGTGGTTACTTTGAATTGCCCGCAATTAGGACATTTCTTAGGTTCAAACATTTGATTTAAGGATTGGTTTTCGACCTTTCGACCTACTCTTAATCAATAGAATATTTCCGAGGTTTTGGCAAACCTACGCCTTCGCCTTGTGCTTTAATTCCTCGGCTTCGTTTTGAAGCATGGAGAGAATTATCGTGATGAACCACTGCGGTTGTGCGCGATATTCCTCCCACGTCCACGACATTTCGCGACAGAGAAGCGCGGCTTTGAACCGCAAAGGCAGTGAACCACGGCCGGAAGCGAAGAACGAATGCCAGAGGTGGTCTACTGATTCGTCTTCGCCTGCGTAAAATCCGCGTTCGTGAGCTTCGCAACTTCTTTGCTCAAGAAGAGATAGTCCTGAAGCGGAAGGTCGCGCAGGTCTGAGGGTATGTTATCGGCCTTGCCGTTTATTGTTACGACTGCAAGAGCGACAAGCCGCTTAGCGAGGTCCGATTTCGAAAGCTCTGCGCCGTCCTTCGTCTCGGTAGCGTCAAGGAACTCTCCCGCGGAGATGTACTCCTTGAGTTCGATCAAAACGCCGGAGGGCGTCGTCACCGATTTAGTTTTTCTTTCGGCCATATTGGTGATGGTTTGTTTCGACCTTATGCGTACGTACCAGAAATAGTGTTGGTCAAGACAGCCGTTATCATTGCGGAGTCCGCGAGCTTGTAGGTACCCCGAAACTTCACAGTTTGATACACGAGGTCCTTCACTTTTATCGGCCGGGAATATTCCGAGAAGAAGACTTGGTTGAGGGTTATCTTCAATTCCGGATTGGTCGAGCTGCCTATCGTTACATCCGTGTTCTTCAGATCAATAAGCATCGCTTGGCCGACGTTCGGTGTCGCGAGAGCCACGTTCTTGAAGTCCGTAAGGTTCTGGTAGATCGCTTCAAGCGAACCCTCAACCTTGAACTCCTTGTTGAGAAAATCGGCCGGTGAAACACTTCCGAGGACTTCCTGATCTTCAATATTTTCGTCAACGGTGAGCTTGATTGATTTGAGCGCAATCGCCGTCGCACCGGAAAGTCCGGAGACCGCCGTTGCGTATTTGAACGTCATGTACTGCGGGATGAAGCGGTTCTCAGAAAGTATTGAGGGAGAGAAACTGGACTGAGAAGCGCCTTTCTGCGCGCGGGCGGAGCACGAAAGCTGGACGAATTTCTTGAGTTCTGCGTCGATCTCCATCTTATGGATGACGCCGTTCGCGTGGCTGTAATCGGTGCCGGAAAGAGGATCGTGGATGAAAAGAGTAAGGGACGGATGTTGGGCTGATTCGCCTACGGTGAACGTGTGGTCATA